AATGTCACGCTATACCCGACATAAAGGCCGTCTACATCGGCAAGGGTCAGGGTATGCACTCCCGCAACGGCTACGCCGTTTGTTACGCGTTTCTCGAGTGCCATACCCTTACCTTGTCCTTAGTCCGTTAATCAGGCGGCGTCTGTGATTGCTACGAGCTTGTCCTCGTCAATAACATGGCTCACCATGTAACCGCGCCACGCGAGCTCAATCTCAGCCGTTGACGGCTTGTTGACCGCAATACTTCCCTTGGTCTGTTCAAACACCTCGACGCCACTAGCTGAACCGACAATCAAGGTTCCCGCGCTGAAAGCGTTAGAAACGACGAGAGTCAAGCCAGCGGGGGTGCCGGTGGTGCCAGCAGCCGAAAGCTGACCGAAAGCCGAGCTCGGATTTAATGACGGGAACAAGAAATCGCCCGAGGTTGACTCGAGTACGGCGATGTCCTTGTAGCGGTCGGGGCTCGCGAAAAGGTGGGTCGGCATATCGCCAGAGGCGGCAAAAATGTCGGTCGCGGCGCCGTAAATCTGACCGAGCACCTCGGCCGCGTCGGTCCAATCGGTAACGGGCAAGCTTGAGCCAACCCCGCCCTCAACGACGCCACAAACGACGCTCTCGGTCTGGCGGGCGTAAGCCTTGGCGAGTTGCTCAATGTACAAAGCGATAATGTCGGCGTCTGCCCAATCAATTGCTTGCTCTGACTCCACGATGTAGCCACCGTAGAGCAACTTGGTGAGGACAATGTCGGTGACCTCAAGCGGGGTAGAGCTGAACGCGACGCCCTCACCGGGTGCATTGACGGTCGGTCGGACCGTGATTTTTGGGCGGATAAATTGCTTGCCCGCGCCACTCATTCCACGAGTACCGAGTGCGCTAATGACGGGGCGGTAAGCCGACACGCCATCGTAAACGCTTTGAACGACGGGCAACGGCAAGAGGCCCGGAATGTCGCCCGAGTTTCCTTGGGCGGCTCGTACTGTGGCGTGATCGCCTGTAATAACGGCGCTGATGTATTCGGCGGCGCTGACCTTGCGGGGTGCGGCGGCGGCGGCGACAAAGGTTGGCACCGTTGCCTCGACGCTGATTTTTTCTAGTTCCATTTCGTTTTCACTTTCTTGGGTTGGTTCTTGGTTGGTTGTTTCGGTTTCGGTTTCGTCGTCGGTGGGCTCGGCCTCGGGCTCGGGCTCAATTTCGGCGGCGGCGACCTTTTCTACTTTGGCGGCCTCAAAAGCCCCAAAGGGCAAAAGTGAGAGCTCGCGCATTATGCCCTTACTAACTACGAGTACATCGCCGTCGTAAGAGAACTCTTGAACATCTACACCGACGCTAACCGAGTCAAGCACCAGGTCAAGGGCTAACGCTAGGGCGATATCGCCCTCGGGAACCGTTGACACTTTCGCGTCGAACAAGAGCTCGGTTTCTGTACTCACTAATTCGGTTACGAGGCCGATTGGGTTTTGTACATTGTGGTCGCGTAAAAGTTTTGGCTTGGGGCCGTCGGTGGGGATTGAGTCGCGCAAGAACTTGACCGGCCCCGTCGAGGCGTTGCCGACCGTGTCCCAAGGAACGGCGACGCCCGACAGAGTGCGGCTAGGAGTAGCGCCGTCGGCCGCTTTGACAATGTCAAAGGATTGGGAGAGTTCAATTTTCATAGCGTCTCGTTTTCTCGGAGTTGCTCGGCGGGTGTCTCGGCGTTGTTGTCGAGCGGGTTATCTAGCCAAGCTGAACGGTCTAAGCGAATGATTTGACCGCGCGGTGTCACGCGATCGCTTGAGAGCACTTGTTCTATTACCTCAATGAAAGGTAGGGCCCCGAAAACTACCGCGTCGCCACGAGCTTGGGCCGCGTTCTGGTAGGTCATGCCTGTACCCGTTGGGGCGCCGACAAGATACGGGGGCGTATCCATGACGCGCGACAAAGCGAGGTCGGCATAGTTTCGGCCCTCGGTGAGTTGCATTTTTGAGGCGTCAACATCGGTAGCGACATACTCGAGGTTTTCGGAAAGAGCGGCCGTCGTATTGTTCTGTCGGGCCTCGCTCCAAGCGTCAACCATTGCCTGTAGTTCCTCGGAGCTCATCGGCTCCCCGCCCGTGAGTTTCAAGTATCCCGCCGGCACCTCGGTGCATGCGAAACGCTCGGCGGCGGTGTCTAGGCGCTCGGCAATTCTCATTGCTCGGGCGCCTGTCTCTAAGAACGGGTCAACGGCCGAAAAGAACAAAATCACATCGTCGCGGTTAAGCGAGACGCCGTTGTATTGAATGTCGGTAATACCGCCGACGGGGTAGTTGCCGTAGGTGCTCGGGCTAATGATCTGAATACATGCGGCGGGCAACCATTTGAACTCGGCAGGAAATCCTGTAGCGGCGTAGCGTCGGGTGACATACCAAGCGCCGAAACCGTAAAAGCGCATATCGTCGTACAACCAGCTGAGCATGTGAGTGCGGGTTGACTCGGGGTCGGGCCTTGATTGCCAAGGCTCTGGCGGTAGTGCGATTTCCTCAAGGTAGTCGCCGTTCCATTGTGTGCCATAGCGTCGGATTGGCAAGGACCCAATGAGCGACGCGTTAATGTCGCGCGAGCGGGCGACGGTGGGTAGTCTCATGGCCCGATCGCGCCCGGTTCCGACGCCGTTCACAATCGAGCCAAGATTTGAGGCAACGACGGTATTACCACAAGTAGCGGTCACTTGTTTCTGCCGTTTGAAAATTGCCATACGCCCGAGTCTCTCACAGATAAAACGAGCGCGCCACTATGTGAGTCAGAGAGATTATCTACGGGTAGCGGCGACAATCATTGTCTTATTCGGTGCTCGTTTCTGTGTACAGATTGCGGCCGCCCAAATCATTGCTCGAGTCAAGACGATGGGACCGGGTGACCGTTTCGTTGAGAGCGTCGTATTGTTCCCGCCGTTAGTTCTCACCGCGACCGCTCGGGCCACATGCTCGCTCAACATTTGCGCGCCGTCATGCCAAAGCCGACCCTCTAAGATCATCGCCTTAACGGGCATAGTCCACTTTGTAACCTCACCAAAGCCCGCGATCTGAGCGCGCTTTCTCAAGCTCTGAGGTATCGCCAACTCAAGCGACGCGCCACCAATCAGACCACACCCGGTAGGCAAAATCTGCTCAATGATCTGCCACATCTCCTCGGCCGTACTCGCGACAAAAGCCTGAGACACATACACGCCACCGTCGGAAAGCTGATAGCCAAAGACGCCGGCGTACAAACCGCCGTCGGGGTCTACCTCTACGGCGAGTACCAACGGGTTTTCGGGTTTGGGTCCGTCGTAGAGCTGGCGCGCCCAATAGCCAGATTGCAACCAACCCTCGGCGGTGGCGACCCACATGTTGAGGGCGCCGCGTAACCATGCGGTACGGTTTGCGGGGTCGCGGGCTTCCTCTTGGAGTGTCTCAAGTGTGATTGTGTGCCCGAGGGCGGGGTTGGCCTGCTTGATTGTCTCGATTGAATTCACATTGCCGTCAGGGCTCGGTGACCACTCGGCCATGTGCAAAGTACCCGGTACGCCTTTGTCAATCGCTTTGAGTCCTTGGGTCCGATACCGTTGAAATAGTTTTGAGTCCTCGGTGCCGGCGGTGCTCCACATTGAAAGCAGGGGCGACCGTTGAGCTCGTTGAGCGGGCACCGCGCCGTCGGCAATAATTGACTCTTGGATTGCCCAAATCTCGTCGGCAATCACCAAGGTAGGGCTACGGCCGTGAAAGCTTGCGGGGCGCGCGGCCTGTACTCCCCAATATGACCCGTCGGGCAACTTGAGACTCATGCGGCCCGATGACCAATAAGCCTCAGCCTCAAAGCTCGCCTCGAGTATCGGCGCCAGCTGATGAAACAACGCCTCGGCAAGGTTGAGATTGTGGGCGGTAGATATCACCGTTACGGGCCCGCCTCGGTGCACGGGCCACATAGTCAAAGACCGACGAGACGGGGCTAATACTCCCGAGGTTGGTCACTCCGAGTTGGGGGCAACCGAGTTATGAGCCTGAGGTGAGCGCATGGGCCGAGCGCAACCTTGACCTAACGCTCATGCCTTGGCAAAAGTTTGCATTGTCTCAAATGCTCGAGTACCACACCTCAGACGGTGATGGTCACAAAGCCGGCGACCTTT